GCGCGTCAGCAAATCGCTGGGGCGCCGGCTCAAGACGTATCGGAAAGACGGCAAGGTCATCACCATCGTTGGGCCACGGTCGAACTTTCTCAAGGAGCAGCCGGACGAAAACGGCGTGGTTCTGCCGCCCAACATGCCGGCTCTGATTGAGTACGGCACGAAGCACATGCCGCCGTCGCCGTTCATGCGCCCAGCATGGGACGCAAACAAGGGCGCCGTCGAGCAGTTGATGGCTGAGACGATCATGGCCGGCATCGAGGCATATGCCGAGAGCGGAAAGTCGGCGGCCAGCGGCGAGGGTGAAGGCGAAATCGACGTGACCACGGACACTTGAAAATGAACCTCATCAAATTGTCCCAGCAGACTCCACCCAGCATTTGGATTAACCCCCGATATGTGGTGGATGTCCAGCCAGCTCAGATTGCGGGCTTTGGAGAGGTTGTCGGTAACGCCACCGTCGTTTCTCTGGCGAATGGGAAAGTCGTGGCCGTTGACGGCGAGCCGCCTGACACGGCGAAATTGTTGGGCTGGCAAGAATGATCGAGAAGGGACTGATCCCGTTTCTGCTGGCCGACGCCGGCGTTGCCGCCCTGGTTGGAACGCGTGTCTACCCGAACAAGGTTCCGCAGGACGTGACGACCTGGCCTCGGATCATCCTGCACCGCATCTCGACCACGCGGCCGAAGTCGAATCAAGGGCGAGTCGGGCAAGTCAGCGCCCGCCTCCAACTCGAATGCTGGGGGCTGACCTACCTGAGCGCCAAGACGCTGGCGATGGCCGTGCTGAACGCTCGCGGCCCCGACGGGATCGCGGGCCCCAGGCTGGACGGATTCAAGGGCCGCATGGGGAACGTCGTGGTCCAGAGCTGCTTTGCGGAGGACGAACGCGAGGACTATTTCGCCCCGGCGTTCGGCGATGACGTGGGCGCCCACCGCGTCATGTTTGACCTGGTGATTTGGTTCGAGGAGTAGAGAAACATTGAGCCTGGCGGATAGGGTAGGCCACCCGAAGAGCAGTTTTTGACTCACTGCCTGCCGCCTTTTTCCTTGAGTCTATCCCGTCGGAGTCAGACGGTCGCGCGAGGCGACTGATGGCGGCAAGCACTGGAACAATCGGCTACGGCGGCGTACTGGAGTATGCCACGGTCGGCGGCTCGAACTGGGCGGCCCTCGCCCAGACCAAGGAAATCGACGTGCCTGACATCAAGGTCAAGGCCGTCGATAAGACCAACAACGACTCGCCTAACGCCACGATGGAGCGATTCCCCGGCCTGATCGACCCTGGTCAGGCGAAGGTTACGCTGGTCTACAAGAAATCCGTCTACGTGACGCTGCTGACTCTGCTCCGCGTCGTCAAGGACTGGCGGATCACGTTCAGCGACGCCACGAGCACGGCGACGTTCACCGGCTTCATCGTCAATCTGGCGCGCAAGTCGCCGCTGGACGAAACTGAAATGCTGGACGTTACCATCGAGGCGACCGGCCTGCCCGTCGTGGCGTGAGACAGTTCCGACCTTCCTCTGTTCGGAGCTGACACATGGCCGCAACCGCGCTCACCGTCTACACGCTGGACCGCACCGGCAAAGACCTTGCCGCCGGCGCCGCCGCGCTCGTCGCCGTCGATGGCGCGGGCGGCAACAAGTTTCTCAACACCGGCGTTGAATTCCTGATCGTCAAGAACGCCAGCCAGACATCGCTGACCGTCACCCTCGACATCCAGGCGACGATTGACGGCCAGGCCGTGACCGATCCAACGGTGACGGTTCTCGCTGGCAGCACGAAGCTGATCGGGCCGTTTCCGACAGCCATCTACAGCGACGGGTCTGGCTACGTCACCGTGACGTTCGGCGCCAGCACGTCGATTACCGCAGGAGCGTTCAAGGTCTCATAGGAGGAGCAATTTGTGAGTGCAATTCGTGATTTGATTCTGGCGGCGGACGATCTGCCCATCGAGGCGGTGCCCGTCCCAGAGTGGCCGAAGGTGGGGACTGTGCATGTACGGACCCTCTCGGCAATCGAGTACGACGATTTCGAGGATGAGACGATCAACCGCCGCAAGGAATCCGGCGAGAGCTTCATCACCAATTACCGCGCACGGCTGGCGGCCCTCTGTGTCGTCGACCCCGTCACGCGGGCGCGTGCCTTCACGGACGAGGACGCCGCCGCGCTCGGCAAGAAGTCCGTGCGAGCCATGAACCGGATCGTCGCCGCCGCCCAGCGACTCAACGGCGTGAACGAGAAGGAACTTGAGGCCATCGCAAAAAACTCCGAGAGCACCCCCGACGCCTCGCAGCCTTCCGCCTAGCGCTGGCCATCGGCGGGTGCACGGTACGTGAGCTGTTGTCGCGGATGGACATGCACGAGTTCGCCGAGTGGCAGGCAATCTACCACTACATCGAGCCATTCGGCGACCGGCGCGGCGACCTCCAGGCGGCGCTCATCGCCTGCGAAATCGGCAACAGAAATCTTGGGACGAAGGAGCAGGTGCATCCGCTGAGCGACTACTTGCTCCGGTTCAATCCCAAGCCACAGAAGACGGAGGCGGAGTTGAGGCAAGCGGCCCATGAGATGGTCGCCGCGATGAGGGCGGGCGGCAACAGTCGGTTGCAACCGCCACCCACGGCGTCACTCACGGCGTCACTCACGCCAGACGAGTTTTCTATCTGAGGCTGTTGAACAATGTCCACAGTCGGCAATCTGAACGTCAAGGTTTCGGCGACGACCAGCGCCTTTGAGGCGTCGATGCGGAAGTCAGCGGCAGCCGCGCACGAGATGGGCAAGGCCACTCACGCCGGCGCCTCCCACGGTTCAGGCGCCTTGCATGCGTTTGCCGAGAAAGCCGAGCACGCCTTCCACACGTTGGCTCATGGTGACGCAATTGGCGCCGCTCAGGCAGGTATTGCCTCTCTCGTCAGCAGCATCAATCCTCTTGTCGCTATCGCTGTCGCTGCCGGCGGCACGTTTGTTGTCATGTCGGAACATACGGCAACCGCCGCAATAGCTCATGCAAAACTGGCGGAACGCTATGGGCTTACTGGCGAAGCTCTCAAGGGGTTGCAGCGTGCTGCGATTGGTGCCGGCGCCACCGATTCGGAATTAGCGCGCGGACTTACTTACTTGCAACGCCAGTTGGCGGCGGCAGCAGCTGGCAGTGATGCCGCAAAGGCAAAGTTCTCTAATCTTGGGATCAAGTCTGATCTTTCGATGACGGAAACGCTCGTTCAGTTAGCGAACAAGACGGCCAGTGCTGGCTCGGAAGCGGAAAAGTCTCAGATTGCCTTTTCTATTTTCGGCAGTCGCGGCGGCAACGCGATGAAGAATTTTCTGGCCAAGGGCGGAGGGGCGATTGAAGCGGCCATCGAGAGGCAAAAGCATCTTCACGTCGTGATGTCGAAAGACCAGACCGATATGCTCCGAAAAAATGCCGCGCTCTGGCGTGGATTTAACGAAGACACGGCTCATGGCTTGCATGCGGCAGAGAACAAGATGGCTCTCTGGTGGTCGAAGCAAAAGACGTTTTTCGCGCTTGGCATGACCAAACTGACGGGCGGGCAGCACGCCGTTGGCGAACTTCTTGGCATCGGTGCGGCAAAGGACAAGAGCGAAGCACATGCGGCGGCGAGCCTCGAATCTGCTCGCGCCGCGGAGAAATTCCGAGAGAGTACGGAACAACTGAATAAAGAGCTGGAGAAAGAGGCTGTTGCAATCGGTAAGACCACTAGCGAGGCGAAGCTGGCGCAAGCCGCACACGAGGGTGGAAAGAGTGGGGCGAAGGCAGCTGTGACGGAGAGGGAGGCTATTGATAAAGATGTGGCCGCCGCCAAAACGAAGAAGGCTGCGCTATTGGAAGAAATGGAGCTGAACCGTGGCGTTCGTGCGGAGTACGTGAAACTTGGCATTCCGCTGGCGAACCTAGCACAACCGCGAACGATAGCGCAAGCCGAGATTAACAATAAAGCAGTAGAGGCGTTAGGTAAGGAGATCACGGTTCTTGAGGGGAAGTATGCCGCCGTTGACGCTACCGAAGCGGAGGCGGCAAAACATCGCGCCGCTGAACTCGACTTGGTTCGGGAGAAGATGGCAAAAGTTGCTTCGGAGAAGGCCGTCCAGGGTCTCTTTGAATCACTCCGTGACGTTGACACGAAACTATCGCAACTCGGCAAGACGGCTGGCCAAGCAAAGGCCATCGAAGAGATGGCTAAGATGAAGAAAGAAGGCGTGGAGGTCACGGGCGAGGTGGCTCATGGCATCGACCTCATCGCTGCCAAAACAGACCAACTCGCCGGTGCCACCGCCCTTCAGAGCTTCAACGAAGGACTACGCGTTCAGGCCGCCGCGTTCGGCAAGGGCGCCAAGGAAGCAGCCGCCTATGAACTGGCCCAGAAAGGCGTGACTGGCGCCGCTTTGGCCGGCGCAATTGCGGCTGGCAAACAGGCCGACCAGATGGCCCGCATCAAGGGCGTGGTCGAGAAGGAAAGCCCGCTCGAAAAATTCGGCAAGGACATGGAGGCGCTGCAAGGGGCGCTCGCGATGGGCAAGGACAAGGGCGGCATCGACAAGGCGCAATTCGACAAGGGCGCCGCCGCCATCGGCGACGAGTTCCTCAAGAGCGCCCCAAAATCCGAACTGCCGAAAGCCCTCACTTACGGAAGCGCTGCCGCCGAGTCCGCCGTCATCAAGGCCCAGAAGAGCGACCGCGATGCTGCTAAGCCGGTCCAGGAGGTAATGAAGAACGCCATCATTGACGCCCGCGAGATTGCCCGACAACAGCTAATTGAGCAAAAGCGCATGGGCGACTTGATGGAGAAGTTGAACGTGCCGAAACTTTTGAAATTATGAGCAAGGAAATCCGCGCCATGTCGCTGCTCGCCAACCTGCGATCCCGTGGCCTGATCGTGGTCTTGTGGGCCGGCGTCGCTGCCCTGGTGCCGATGAGCACGGCGACCGTGGCCGATTACTTCTCCGTCGCCCAGCACCGCGACGAGTTGACAGCATTGCTCGATGAGGGCGGGGATGACCTGACTGAGCCGCCCGCCGAGCTGCGCGAGTACGTCGCGCAGATGGACCCGATCATGCGGGCGGCGTTTTACTGGACGGCACGCGCGCACGCGAGATGCGATGACAGCGACTTGCACAAGGCCATGCGGGCGGTGCATCGGAACTGGAACGAGGGCGTTACTTGAACTTCTTGAGCAGTTCCTTGGCTTCTTTGCTGGCCTCAGTCATCGGCCATTTGGCGACGACCTCGCGGAGCTTGCGCTCGGCGCCGTCGAAGTTGCCGTCAGTCATGAAGGTCTTGGCATACTTGAGATGGCGGGCGGCTTCGGCTTCAGCTCTTTCCTTCACCTTCGCTGGATCGACAGCATCCGCGGCCTTCGCTTTTGCTTCCTCAGTAATTTTTGCTTTGGCGTCGTCGATGACTTTCTGTTTTGCCGTCGCTTTCGCCTTCAGCGCGGCCTCAATCGCCTTCTGTTTCTTCTCTGCTTCTGGTTCTCCAAAAAAGTTATTGTCGTTTTTATCGACCTGGCCATCCTTGCCTTTGGCGCGTTCCTTGTCCCGATCAAGCCTCTTTTTCAGGTCGTCGTCGTCAGCCATTTTGGACCCCTTTGTTACCAAGTCCAAGGGAGGGCGATTGTCCGCAAGCGCTTTGATGTTTTCTTCAGCCTGGTGTTTGGCGACCAGTGCGTGTTTTTCGTAACGAGCCACAAGGTCGGGATCGACTTTGCCATTGAGACTGAGGCGAACTGATTCATGGAAAAGATTCAAATAATAATCCGAGATCGTGAACTGGATGAGG